TCTTTAGTTTGGAAGACTATGGCTCTACCATTGAGCTACACCCGCATTAACCAAACGTAAATAGATCTTGTGCTATAAATCCTATTGTAATCATCAGGAGAAAGAATGCTAGAACTTTCATCCACATAATTCGTAAGTGCATTTTATCCATTATAATCTCCTGGTGCTGGTAGCAGGAATCGAACCCACGACCTGATGCTTACAAGGCAACTGCTCTACCGTCTGAGCTATACCAGCATTAATAACAAGTAGTGATCATAAAAGGATCACCAAAGATATATCCTAATGTATCCCAAGGATCAGGATACGTAGTGCAAACAGGACGAGGTTGGACAACTACCTGCTTCTCAACCACAACTGGTTGCTGAACAACTACTGGTGGTTGCTGCACTACAGGAGCTGCTGGCATATAATAGACATTACCAGACACAATTCCTGCACCATTATAAACATACTGTGCCATGGCAGTAGAAGATACTAGAACAAAAGCACATGTCAAAAGAATCTTTTTCATCAACAACCTCCATATCCAATAGTGCGACCCCAGGGATCATAAACTGGTCGAGGATAACAATATCCAGGAGCATATCTAGGACCTGGTCCGTAGTAATATCCACCATATGGGTATCCGTATCCATATGCACCAGAGGCAGCGAGTCCTCCAAGAATACCGACCGCAGCACCAATCCCTACTGCTGCTCCATATCCACCCCAACCACCATAGTATCCACCTCGATACCACGCATTAGCAGGAGTTGCTCCTAGAATACCAATAACTGCTAGAATTGCTGCGACCTTTTTCATTTCTCTCTCCAAAAACTGGCTCCGGGTAAGGGGATCGAACCCTCCTAACCAGTGGTTAACAGCCACGCCCATGCACCAAGCTCGGGTTCCCCGGAATATAGTATTATTATACCGTATTTAGTCACAAAGTCAAATTCTTTTTTGGTACTGGCACCAGGTATCGATCCTAGTCTACAAGATTCACAATCTCGTGTGCTACCTTTACACTATGCCAGCAAAACTGGATCGGGGACCTGGATTCGAACCAAGAACGACGGAGCCAAAACCCGTAGTTTTACCGTTAAACTATCCCCGAATAAAAATGGTGGACCGAATGGGATTCGAACCCATCTGACTAGTATTGCACCCGATCCTATACGGCATCTAGAGGAACCCAATCTTACACCAGCTAAGTGTTTATTGTCTCTAGGTAGAGAATATAGGATCTCGTCGGCCCGTTATATGGTGCGTGGGGTAGGATTCGAACCTACAATGTTACCCTTAGGGAACGGTTTTACAGACCGTCGCAGAACCACCGTCTCTGCAGCCCACACATAAAAAAAAAACTGGAGCTCCCGGAGAGGTTTGAACTCCCAACCTTCGGTTTCGTAGACCGATGCTCTATCCTGTTGAGCTACAGAAGCATGTTATTTATATTGGTGCCTTCGGTCAGATTCGAACTGACACTTAATTGGTTTTGAATCAATTGCCTCTGCCAGTTGGGCTACGAAGGCGTTAACTTTATTTGGTAGGCGCAGACGGACTCGAACCGACAAGCCGAAGCAAGAGATTTTAAGTCTCCCGAGTTTACCAATTTCTCCATGCGCCCATAATGGTACTTCCCCTTAGAATCAAACTAAGTCCTTCGGTGCTTCAAACCGACGTGCGGATCACCTACACCAGAGAAGCATATTAATATTGGTGCCCCAGGAGAGATTCGAACTCCCAACATTCGGTTCCTAAGACCGACGCCTCTACCAGTTGGACTACTGGGGCATATAGATTTGTGAGGGACGAGTATGCATCCCCTTTTCAGTATACGGGTTCCCAAGGTTACGACTCCATTAGCCTCCCGACCTCGATGAGCGGCAGCGTGATCCGCCATCCGTGCTACGATACTGCCTCACAAAACTGGTAGTCGGTGACGGGATCGAACCGCCGACATTCTGCGTGTAAAGCAGACGCTCTCCCAGCTGAGCTAACCGACCATAACTGGTCTAGGTGGAGAGACTCGAACTCCCAACTTCTTGGTCCCAAACCAAGCACTCTACCAATTGAGCTACACCCAGATAAATGGCACCGGAGCTCAGAGTCGAACTGAGGCTTGCAGTTTTGGAGACTGCCGTGCTACCGTAACACTTCACCGATAAATTGTAGCGGTTGAGGCAAGGTAGCCCCGTTTATGTCTATACAACTTAGACAACCGATATTGGATGCGGACCCATGAGTCGAACATGGCTCTCTTGCTTATGAGACAAGAATGGTCTCCGGACCACCTGACCGCAAAACTGGTGCTGATAGTTGGAATTAAACCAACCTTAAACGCCTTATGAGAGCGCCTCGACATCTTGCCGACCTACCAGCATAATGGACTCCACGACAGGATTCGAACCTGCATTTGCATCCAGTTACCTTACTCTTCGTTCGTAGCGAAGGTGGATACGTGGAGATAAATCTCGCAGGAGTTACTACTATCTCCTAGCCACTATTTCGTTGTGGCAGGTTTGCTTGGTATAGACGACTGCCGTTATTTCTGGTGCTTCAGGACCCCAGCATCCTATATCCATATAGGCCCAGCAGCTAGCAAAACTATATGGTGTTAATAGGGATACCAACCCCTACTAAGAGCGTTAGTAACTGAATGGCGAAGGTGGTAGGATTCGAACCCACGATCACGGTTTTGGAGACCGTTGCTTTAGTCCAGGCTAAGCTACACCAACACTGGCGGAGGATGAAGGAATCGAACCATCAACCTTTCGGTGGCGCTGTTTTCAAGACAGTGTGTCGCCCAGCGACGCCATCCTCCATACTCGTTACTATTTATACAATTGGTAGAGCGGACGAGATTCGAACTCGCATTGCACAGATTGAAAGTCTGGGTTCCTAACCAATTAGAAGACCGCTCCAAAACTCATATTCTTATTATAACCTAAGATGTCAGAAAGTCAAGCACTATTTGGCGGAGAGTATAGGATTCGAACCTATGGAACGATTTCTCGCTCAACTCGTTAGCAATGAGCCGCTTTCGACCACTCAGCCAACTCTCCGTATTTGGTAGGGGATCCCGGATTCGAACCGAGTCGAGAACGCTAATCGGGCGCTGAAAGGATTATAAGTCCTCCCTGTGTACCAACACCATCCCCCATTATCTAGGTATAACTTTCGTTATAGGATAATGAATGCAAATTATTCTACCTTCTTCGTCAACAGCAGGATAAATTGCATTGTATTCTGCTATCTTTATCTCATACTCTTGATACATTTTAATCTTTAAATCATTTTTCCATTTATCTTCTTGTAGAATATCAAATAGATATCTACAATTAACATAATAGTCATTGGCATAATAATCTAGAGTGGCAGAATATGCCATGTTCAATCCATGCCAAGTAACAGAATGATCAGGAATTGATCCAATAAATCCATTAAAAACTAAACCAGGTCTCATAGAATATACTGAAAAGAAATCGTAATCTCTAGTAATATTTTCTATGTCCGTACTGATTATAGCATCTGAATCTAGAAAAACTCCACCCTTAACATAAAGATAATACATCCTGAACAGATCAGCTTTATGTGCTGTAACAAGAGATAAAAACTTTTCTTTTATATAAGGAAATCCTTCTACAGGATTGTCCTCAAAAAACTGTAATATCTGCTCATCATTATAATGTTCATATGCCCATTCCATACCAAGTCTAGATCTAATCTGACTGACAACATATGGTTCTGGTGTATCAACAGAAGTCTGGAACAATACTTTCGGTATCATAGGCATCCTATAATGGCGACCGTGATGGGGATCGAACCCACCTGAACTTGTTAGACAGACAAGTGATCTCACCAGAGATCTACACGGCCAATAAACTTGGTGGACGTGAGAGGACTTGAACCCCCAACCTTCTCCGTGCAAAGGAGTTGCGCTCCCAGTTGCGCCACACGCCCATATTCATATATTAACTCAAACGAGATATCTTGTCAAGTATTGTTTCTGGTTCGAGTAATTCTTTTAATCTTTTAACTTCAGAATGACAGATTGCTCGCGAAGGATCTTTCCAATCAAACTCATACGCAAGTCTTAGTCTTTCTTGCCATTCTTTTAATTCACGTTGTAGATCTTGTTTCTCTTTTAATTTATTAAAGTCAATCACAGTCATCGGCATTACCTCCGACGTTTATTTATATGGTAGACCCACTCAGATTTGAACTGAGATCTCATGGATTAAAAGTCCAGCACTCTACCTATTGAGCTATGGGTCCATATTGGTTGTCCCTGCTGGCTCCGACCCAGCCACCTCAGTCTTATCAGGACTGCGCTCTACCAAATGAGCTAAGGGACAATATTCTTTAAAAGATACAGGTTTACTATGTTACGCACAACGATGTTTGCAATCCAGAGCGTTGGTATTTTGTAACACAAGGTTTGAGCATCAGTTTTTGACTGGCGCCTTGCTCGCACGAGCCTGTACCTATCAAAGAATATTGGAGTGGATGATGGGACTCGAACCCACATAATACGGTTTTGCAGACCGCTCCGTAACCAGTTCCGGACACATCCACATAGAAGACGCACCGAAGTGCGTCTAACTTATTCAGATACCAGCAGCCAGTGCACGGTATCCAGCAGCAACGAGTTCACGTGAAGGCTTGCCAACACGATACTTCTTAGTCAAACGACCCTTGCTGTCCTTACGTTCATTAAGGTAAACTGCATAACCCTTCTGACGAAGCTGATAAACAGCATCATGAGGATTAGCAATACCATAACGAGTCTTGATCTGAGCAGCAGTCAACTGCTCTCCACGATCAACAAGAGCTTCATACAACTTTTCTACCTTAGTCATTCACTTCTCCATATTAAGGTAACATATCAACAAGTCTGCCATCCATATCAACAGCACGAACACGATTGTCCGGGAACTGTTCTTTAAGCTGGCGCATCGCAGATCTAATCATCTGCGAATTGTTTGTGGTGATCTGATAAGTTCTCCAGTTTCCTGTATCATCTTGAACCTGAACCTGAATATTATCTGACATCACCTCATCTCCTATCTTGACTATAGTATAACCTATTTAGTCTAGAAAGTCAACCCCTACGTGATTTAGTCCCGACAGTAGTAAGATCTACATTAGGACCAGCATACTGTAGACCGCCTTTATTATAGAGCGGCATAACCAGACTTGCCTTCTTCAGAATTTCTTTCTGAACATGCTCTGGTTCTTTATGAAGGTTGGTCATGATGTCTCGTTTGGCGCAGGAAGACGCATCACCTGACATTCCTGCGGAAACGTAATCACTTCGATCAACCACCATAGATTCATTATAACCCGAACGCCATATTTTGTCAAGCACTTTTTTATCTTTTTTTACACGGATCTGTTCGGGATGTACTCCGTGCTGCAACAGCCAACGATCGTGGTCTGAGACAAGCTTGGACTGGACCTTGGATTTGCGTTTACGTTTGCGAGTATTAGTCGTTGTGTAATACGCTGGAAGAATGTGCATAGACATAGATAACCTCCATCATATGTCTATTATACCCTATTCCTCCAAAATGTCAAGCAGTTTTTTTACTAGAGGATCGTACTCGTTTACTTTCAAATCGTAAGCATAACTGTTGTTTTCATACTCTAATTCTTTTAAATACTTGAATCTGGCATCTATTATTTGCTCTAGTAGAGTAATGAATACTTGAGAATCAATTGATGTCTTCGACATTGAAAGTATCCGGCATATCAACAGTAATATACTTCGCTTCTTCATCAAGTAACATATGTGCTTCTAAAATCTCTCTGACTTTAATAAGAGCATCTATACATTTATTGATAGTATTCTGGACAGCTTTATCATTATGTCCTTCTTGAAGATCTATTAATGCAGCATACAAATTATTGTCTACAGAATAGTCCACCATAAATTTTATCTGTTGCCCCTCTTCCATAGTCTTATTGGTCTTGGTCGGAGGGAATAAAATATTTCTGATGTCTTCAAGCTTCTTATCAGCAGCAGATTTTCTAGCCATAATATATCCTTACTTTTTGCTACGTCCCATATTATATTTCGCTTCTAAGATCCAATCATTCTTTTCTTTATGATTGATAATCTTTATTTGACTCATAGTAGCTTGTGGTTCCAGAATCTTTTCTGGTTCAATAACTTTCAATAAACCCCAGTCTTGCAATAGACCAATGATTTTATTACGTCTACCTTTATCTTCTTCAGAAAAGTTAGATGGCTTACCATCTAAGGCAAACATTTCTTTGAAATGCACAATGTAATATTTACCTTGCTTATGGAAGATGTGGCAAGACTGATACAGTTTCTTTTCTTTACGAGAGGCTACGCCAATACGAGTTAGAGTTTCCTTGATCTTCAGGAAGTCTTCTTCTTCGGCGATCTTTATCTCAATCAAAGATTCCAAAATATCATTCATTTGACTCCACCTTTATTGTTTTTGTTTCTTATAAATTCAATTTGCTCCGTCGTAAGAATGCGCAACGCCTCTTTTGTTCGTGTAGCATTGTATTTATAATATTGTGAAACTAAAGACTGGAGTGATTCTTTCTCTTCCCTTGCCCTTTTCTCTTCCTTTGTTTCTACCTTAGACCATCTCTTCTTCTTTCGAATAGATGAATGTAGGTAGTCATAGTGCATCTGGTTTGTGACAGAACAAAGATTCATTTCATTTATATAAAAAATAGTATCTGTATGGTTCGCTAGAACATTATTAGTTCTCCATTGTGAGTAATCTGTATCAACATCTATCTCTTTACCATTTGAAATACTGTTTTCATATCTCCAATCATATGCAAGTTTCTTTTGTTCTATGCTCCACTTTGCCCAGTTACCAAAGAAACCTACTGCTTCACGTTCGTTTCTCTCCTCCATTAATACATTCAGAAAATTTGTCATCAGTTAAACTCGCATGTCATCATAACTTCAACTAGGAATGCTAGGAAGTTTATCTCAGAATTGGCAGCAAATGCATTCTGATATTGATACTTAGCGATAATCAAAACCAACTGTGCACAATCTTGCTTGGGCATAATATCTTCTGAGATGTCATAGAATTGAGTAAACAATGCATTGACATCTGTATCTAGATTGTTTCTAACCCACTTACGAACTTCAGTATAGTTCTTTTCTTTTAAGAATTTTACAAGTTCTTTAAGAGACGTCTCTTGAAGGTTAACAAGAATACCTGTATCAATCTTACCAGTTGCAGAGTAACGCTGAAGTTCATTAAGAACACGACGCCAATCAGGGAAGTGCTTATTAATTACTTCAGCAACAACCTTCTGGTCAAACTCAATACGTTCTGCTTCTAGAATAAAAGTAACACGCTTGAAGAACTGACTAGCAAGTTTGGCCATTGCCTTCTTACTAATCTTAAAATCAATTACCGAACACCTGGAATGGAGCGGTTCGATGATACGGTTCTTGAAATTACAGGTGAGGATAAATCCACAATTACGAGAAAACTCCTCCATGAAGTTACGTAACGCAGGTTGAGTTGAGTTGGCGTTGAGATAGTCTGCCTCATCGAGGATAACGTATTTCCTTCCACCAGACAAACTAACTGCTGAGGCAAAGTTGAGGATTTCGTTTCGTAGCGTGTCGATGTTTCCATTCATAGATCCATTAATAATGATGTAATCACAACCCAACTGTTCAAGCATAGCACGAGCAACAGTTGTTTTACCAACACCTGCTGTGCCTGATAGAATAAGATTGGGGATATTCTTTTGATCAACAAACTGTTGGAAAGTTTGTTTAAGATCACAAGGAAGAATTGTTTCTTCAATAGTCTTAGGGCGATACTTCTCTACCCACAAAAATTCTTCATTCATTATCTCACCTCAAACATTGCGACATTAGAGAATCTAGAGCGACCATTGAATTTAGACCAACAATGTTTACACTGCGTTCTTGGTCTATAATGATTCTCTGATGCAACATAAAAATGTTCTACAGTATATTCAACAGAACATGTGTTGCATTTATATAACTTCTCTTCAGGTCCGAACAATGTTTGAATAATAATCTTCGGAGCAACCTTGGCATCCATCACATATCTCCATAACAAAAAGAAGGGGGACTAGTCCCCCACCAGGTTAGAATGTTGAATTAGATTCAACAGCGATATAGTATTCAACTTCGCTTCCGGCAAAATGAGAAATACCTCGAGATGAAATACTTACAGCATAATCACCAGGAATAATCTTAATGTTTTCTACCTTGAATACTGCCTTGAATACCTTATCTGTCTCGCCAATCTGAATAGAATAGTCATTGCTAGTTGGATTCTTAGAATCTGTTGCCTGTAAAGAAACAGTCTTACCATCTCCAACTACTGCAAGTTCTGGAAGTCCAAGAATACCTGCTGCCTTTTCTACGTCACGCAGATCCTTGTCTGTAAGATCAAAAGTAACATCAACGCTCGGCAAGTTAATTTCCTTGTCCGGAGCCTTAGTGACAGTGCTTTCATCAGCATATGTAAAATGACTCTTACGATTGTCTTCGCTGAAAGTCACAGACTTATCTGTAAATTTAAGGTTGGGATCAGTAAAAGTGGAATATAATGCAATAAACTGATCTAGATTATAGATAGCAAATCGCTGCGGAAACTCTGTCTTCACCTCTGCCTTTGCCATGATTGTCTTGGTAGGGGAAATAGTCTTGAGAACATTTCCCTCTTGGACAACAATAGATGGATTAATCTTGGCAAAATTCTTCAAAACATTAACAGTATTAGTATCAATCTTCATTATATATTTCTCCTTTGTCACTTAGTCTTTGGTTTACCACCCAACGCACCAGGATCAGCAGTTGCCGATGCGCCAATTGTTGCTAGGTCTGCCAATGATCCGCCAAAAATATAAGTTCCTACATGTTGTAGTCTCATCCAAGGACAGAACCATGTCTTCAGACCAATATCTTGTGCCTTCTGACAGAACCAATAATCCTCTGATAGATAACGCTTAGTCTTAGGATCAACTTCTGCCTGAAAGAACATCATAATCTCACGTGTTCCATCAAAATGTTCAGTGCGAACATGATCTGGTTTGTACATATACTGCTTATAACTGTCATTAAATTTTTGCATTGCTTTCTTAGAAACCATCATAAAACCTGTTCCGATTTCTAAGACTTCTACTGGTTCGCTAATAGGAATAGATTGTTGACCACCCTTTGGATTGAAAACATAATCACCAACAAACTTTTCTAACACATTAGGATCTTCGTCAGCAACACCCTTATCTACAGCATGCTTAATCTTTTCCCAAGAGATACATTTCTTAGGATATGGACCACCAATAATATCATACTTCTCTTCATCGTTTGCTTGAAGTGCCATAAGAGCAAGAATATCTTGTGGGTTAAATCCAATGTCAGAGTCAATGAACATTAGATGTTCAGCATTAGAACGCATAAATTCATCACAACAATAATTACGTGCACGTGTGATTAATGATTCGTTAAAAAGAAAATAATACTGTAAAGGGATACCGTTCTGAGCACAAATAGCAGACAAGTCAGCACAAGACCTTGCGAACATACCAGCACATTGTCCTCCATACATTGGAGTAGCAACGAATAAACCTCTCTGACGAAGTTTATCTATAGGAATTTTTATTTCCATTTATTCACCTTTCTTATAATGATCTACATATAACATCATTAGTGTGTAATGAAGGACTTTAAACAAATCGTCTTTATTGCTGCCATGTTTCTTACCATAGCGCCAAAGATATTTGATAGCAGTATTACGGAAGGTTGGCATAGAATCGCCCAGAGCTAACCACACATCGAAACATTCTATACCTTGCTCTTCAGTCATATAATGCTGCCCATACGTCTTATTTATATAGGCTTGGAAATCAGCAATGATCTGATCTTCTGCGTATTTATAATTGTAATCGTACTCAATTTTCAAGTCAGGTTCAATTATATCGCTTGCTTCACCAATAGCAAATCCTGATTCATCATATATAGTAACCATCACACCTCCAAAGCAGTAAGAATATGATCAACAATTAGATTCTGATCATCCTTATTGTTGTTTTTATATTTTGATGTATTGAACATCAATGTCATGTTAGAAAGAATGTTAGCAATTTTAGTTTCACGACCCTGTAACCATGTCTCGTTTTGATTACTGCCCCGTTCCTTATATCGTTCTTCGCGAATAGACTTATCAGTCTCAAGATAAATTATTTCGCAGTCATAATTTTCAACACAATGCTCTAGAAAAGAAGCAGTAAACAACCTATCGCCTTCAAATAAAACAACAGCTTCTGACGGAAGAGTTGCTAGAAATTTAATTGCTTCTGGTTGAACCGCCATAGACATACGATCAGTCCCAGAAAAAATTTCTCCATCATCATACTTACCCAATACATAATTATAACCGTATTGTAGATAAGGCACTAGCTTAAATTCATTATAACATTTCAACCAATCAAACTTTGATAGAATCTCTTTCATCAAAGTAGATTTACCAGATCCTGGTTCGCCACCAATCGCTATAACTTTCATACATGCCTCACATTTTCTTTTGTTACTATATTCTGAACCATGTGAACGATTCTTACATTAGGCACCATCTTCTTAATAATCTCAATCTGAATTTCATCATCTTCAAAATGAATACCGTGTTGATATCCACTCGCAATTAAATAAAGAATAGTTTCTGCTTTATGAACTCCAGATGATTCTCTAGTCTTTTCGTCAAATTTTCTAGGGTTGAAAAAAATTCTATTATTAATTCCTTTGACCTTCAACATCCTATGAGTTTCTTCAAACTCCTCCCAACTTCTTCCTGTGATAATCATATCATGTGGTCCTGGGCGGACACCATCGTATTCGCCCAGGAAGATTACACCATCTATGTCGTATGTATTAATCAACATAGGAATTAAAAGACTTGAGACTTTTGAAATCACGAGCAGCAAAAGCAGCACATTCAGCTTTAGCATCTGAATATTGCATCTGTTGCGGAGGAGTTTTCTGAGTCCAAGAAGAAGGACCACGCAATGCACCAACGATACCCATTTCTTTAGCAACCTTTAGATAACGGATAGCATCGATCACAACACCTGCTGAGTTTTCAGAATCCTGAACTGACAACTTAGCATCAATTGTAATAGGAGCATCACCAAATCCACGAAGACGGATATTAAAATATGCCACCTTGTTATCCTTCAGATAAGGAATGAAAGTTGAAGGACCAGCAAACAATGATTCCGGTGCCATAGGAATATTACGAATGTCATTCTGAGCACGAATGACATTTTCCTTTGACTTCTTCTTTGAAGCAAGTCGATCTTGAACCATCATGTTGTTGAAGTCAGTGTTACCACCAATATTCAACTGCTGATGGAAGTCAACAACTGCTCCTCGGTCAAAAGCAAGTTCCTGAAGAACCTGTGACATAATTGACGCACCAACCTGAGACCTCATATCATCACCAACGATTGGCAAGTTAGCATCAATGAACTTCTTTTCCCAAGTAGGATCAGATGCAATGAACACCGGAATACAATTCAGAAAAGCAACACCTGCATCAATAGCACACTGAGCATAATACTCTGTTGCTTTCTGAGATCCAACAGGTAGATAATTAATAAGGATATCTGCTTTACATTCCTTTAATGTTTTAACAACATCTACAGACTCCTCATTAGAAACTCTGAATCCATATTTCTCAGGTTGTTTCAACATGTATTCAGAGACACCATCAAGCACTGGTCCCATCTGAACAATAGGTCCGTCCGGAACATCTTCTTGGAAGACACGGCAACAATTAGGCTTGGCAAAGATTGCTTCGCCTAGAGGACGACCAACCTTACGGCGATCAACATCAAAAGCTGCTACAACCTGTATATCAGCAGGATGATAACCACCAATACGAGCAAACATAATTCCAGGAATATTATCTTCGTCATGATCCTTATAATATTCAAGACCCTGATAAAGAGCGGAAAGACAGTTGCCTACACCAACAACTGCAACTTTAATCTTCTTTGACATTTTTTCTCCTTTATGTCAGTTTATTAACGAGAGAAGTCTTGACTGGAGTAAGAGTAGCTCTCGACATGTTTTACATGTTTCATAATTCTATTATACAACGTAAGAAAAGTCAACTGTTTTATCATCCCAAGCAGGATGATCTTTAGGTTTGAATTTTAAATAGTTAACTGGATTGTATTTTTTACGAAGAGTTTTCTGTTTGTTTTTATCAATAGTATTCCACTGGTCATTCAATCTTTTTACAGAATGAGGTATAGATTTATTCAATTCTAAAACATCATGTGCATTAAGTTCATCTTTGTATAGAAAATGAGTATTAAGATTCAATCCTGTATTAACCATCACTTTAAAATAATCTTTATGATATCCATAGTCAACTAGATTTTTACCCTTAGTCATAAACCCAACAACATATGGCATCCAATCTATTTGTGGTTGATGGTCTTCCCATAGATGATAAAGAGTATCATGCATTTCAACTAGTTCATTGGTTGTCCAAAAAGTAAACTCTTTTATCTTTGGACCATATGCAGTTTTACGAAACTCACATTCAACTGATTCTACATTATAGATGTCAACATGAAAAGGTATTCTCCTATTAAGTTCTTCCATAAGAAGAATAGTATTTTTCTCCATCAGAGATTTATCAGCACGTGTTGGTTCATACTTTTTAATTTGTAAAACATTACCAAATTTGTCTGCGATCTTTTGTTTTCTAGCTAGATCAATTCTATTAAAAAGATAACAGATAGAATCATACTGAGACCACGTAGCATTGTTATATAATTGCTGATCCCAATGATCTATATCCCAATCAAACAATTCATATATCGTCTGTTGAGCCAACCATGCAGTCATTCTACCCATAGAATAGAATTCCTGTAATGTTTTATTTAAAGAAAAATAATTTTTTGATGTAGAACCAGCGTTGGCAGCATTACCAAGATATTCATAAAGACTGCCTTTACCAATTTTCTTTTTCATATCTATAACAAATTGTGGAAACTTTCTAACATTCCATTTAGTATCATTACCAAACTTCATGCGTTTCCAGTTTTTGTTATGCCATTCAACTAATTTATCATCTGACATATTCCAGAAATCTAATTGCATAGCAATCATTGCCCAATGATTACGATACGATTGACCGAAATACATACAATAAAGAGCCTTTTGATCCTTGTCAAAATTAGAATAATCACATATTACTTTAGCTACGTGATGATGATCTAGATCTCCTTCTACAAATCTTGTGTGCGTTACTCTAGAAAACGCTTCTATTCTGTTCTCAGGCAAACGCCAGTCAACATAACCAGGAAGATCTCTTACCTTAACATAATCTAAATTCATTCAAAAAATCCAGAAATACTTGCTGCTTCTCCACCACCATAAGGATCTTTCATCCCATGAGCATGAAGATAGTCATACCATTCTTTATCTTCCCACATACCAGGAGACACACCATTCCACAATGGTTTCCATAGTCTGTGGTCCTTATTCAATCTACGTTCATCAACATACTGTCTGCGCAGAATCTCATAATCATATGACTTTAATTCTAGCATCTTCTCACGGAAATAACAAACTACAGAAATACGTTCGCAAGCAGGATCGTCAGGATTGTTAAGAACGATAGGAGTATTGCCATGGATAATCTCATGGTTGTTGACCAGTAGAAGATCACCAGGACGAACATCGACAGCGATACGATACTCAGGGAAGACAAGATAACCTCCAGTATAATCACCAGAACCAAGAACAAGTAGATTACTTAATCCTGAATCCAAGTCACCAGCATCTCGATGACATGCAGTGCGGAAAGTTTTATTAACAGTGATTGTTGTGAACACTGTATCAGGAACAAGGAAACGAGGATCAAGTTTATCTGCCGCTTCTTTCTGATTGCCCCAGCGCCAAGGAAGAAGCTCCTTGAAACCTCTATTCAATGACTGAAGAAAGGGATATGCTAGTCCAAATAACTCTGGATGTTTCTCAGTATAGGATGTCGCTCTTCCGTAAGGAATTCTCGGATAGCGATCGTACCAACCAGCAACACCAGAAAAAACAGACTTAGCATAATTAGTAGTGGAAGCCCAATTTTCCGCCACCATTTTAGCTTCTTCACGAACTTCTTCCTTTGGTTTATTAGATAGACCATCTACCCACTTATCAAACCAACCATGATACTCTGGATAAACTTTAGTTACCTCTGAACGTAACCAAACAATACCACGTGTTTCATCAACTGGTTTATATCTTGGGTTGTTATACTTAGCACGGATACTCTCTACAGAAGTATCATCAAATAAAGATGCGCCATCATCCATAAAGAAATCAAGTATTTCTTGTTGATAAGGAGTAACCCAATCTCTACCACCACGTCCACTAGTATTAAGCATTTCACCACGTGGACCTGCAGCAAGACCACGATTCTGAGACTCAACTGCTGCTTCTCTTAGTCCAGCATATGCTTGATCGCATTCTTCTTTAGTAAAAAAGTTTTTACGAAACTTGAAAGCAATACGTAATTCATCATTACCCTTGTCACAATCCTCACAATCTCTCATACCACAATCAGCCTTTGTGAGCGGATCACAAAGGGGAGGCATATAACAATCACAGTCTTCTTGAATTATAACCTTATAATGACTTTCATCTACATAAGTTCCAAGAAGATCTTCGCAATCAATTTTTTCTTTTGCGACAATACGTCTAACCATTATTTACTCCATAAAGAACTTTTTTGATATCAGGCGGCGTCCAACCTTCTGGCTTCAAAATCTTACCATCATCTCTACGAACTGGTTTCCCATCAACTAATTTTGCCATGTTGCTCGCATGGACGGCGTCAAATACTTTGTCAAGAGGGATTCCATAGGATACAGCAGTGCCACAGACAATGTAAATAATATCAGCAAGCTCTTTAGCAATGTTTTCGAGGTCATTATTATATTCGCCTTGTTCATATTCTTTAAACTCTTCTTCTAACAGTTTCATTCGTAATGCACGTTCTGCTCCATCAGGAAACTGTGGAGCATGTCCTACATTCTGTCCTACTGCTGTCTGAAATTCTTTCACATCTTTATAAAAATTACTCATAAATCCACTCCGGTGGTTCTCTTCGTTTCCAACTATGCATTCTTTCTTTACCTACTTTATAGTAGTTGCGGTAATTTGTCAATGCATCTTCTGATATTTTATACTTATCATCCATTGCAGATGGCATAGGAGTCATATCCCAGTCTTTTAAATTTTTAGGAGGAGACTGAAGCATGTAAGACAGTTCACCAAAACACTTATGTTCTTTATCATAACGATAGGTATACTCTGCCATCAAAGCAAAGAAATGATCTACCAACCAATTATAATTCTCGACACTGCTGCGAGTCCAGACACAACT